CTGCACAGCCGTTAACGGCGACATCCCCCGACGAACGGGTCAAGTTGAAAGAAGCGCGGGAAGCGGAAGAGTGGGATGTCATGCTTCCCTCCATAGCGGAGCACATGTTACGTGGGGAAGGGTTGCCAAATGCCTGACGAGACACCGCCAAAGAAGATTGAGCTGGTAGGGCCCGTCACAGACGGAGAACCCGTAACGACAAAAGCGGATTCTGATAAGAAAGCATTAAAAGAAGCCACGATTGTCACCGAAACCATCAATGCGTACGATACACGACGGCAGTTGCGCCGTCCGTATGAGGTGCAGTGGTATTTGAACGCGTCTGCGCTGCGGGGATTCCCCGATGTGCGATGGAACGCCGATCTGAGCCGATTAGAGGTCAAACGCGAGCCTGCCCACCGGAAACGGTTCAGAATTAACCATATTAAGCCGAAGTATGTGGCGCGTGTCGCCAAATACACCAGGATTCCACCGAATCCCACGGTGGTCCCTGCGACAACAGACCGAGAAGACATCTTCAATGCGAATGCCTCGCAAAAGGCTCTTCAGTATTACACCCGGAAGGCGGCGCTGCGCTCGAAGTGGGTGCAAGCCATGCAATGGGTGCCCCTGACCGGAAAAGCGTTCTGGTCGATACGCTGGGATGAAGATGCCATCTCACATGCTCCAACCAAGCTCGATTCAAAGCTTGAACCCATCACGGGCGAAGTCGAAGTCGAGTTTTGTTCGGCATTTGAAATACTGCCAGCAGATCCCGGCATTGATATGATGGCGAATCAGCCAGAAATATTGCGAGTGCGCTTACAGCCCTGTGACGAGATTGAAAAGAAGTATGGCCTAGAGAAGGGAGCGATCCCCGCAGAATCAGGAGACATCGATCTCTTTTTCTACCAGCGTCAGATTGCCGATCTGGGCACACGGCAACAGGGGATGGCAAGTCGGAGTGCGGTTGATACCGACGACACGTTGCCGACGCATGCGCTGATGATTGAGCGATTTATTGCCCCCAATGCCAAATATGAGCATGGTTGTTACATCGTGGTCGCTGGACATCGACTGCTGCACAAGCAGGAATCGATTCCTGGAAACTTTACGCACCTGACACGGAATCCGTATCCCTTTGTGGAACTCTGCGATGACGCGGCCCCTGGGCAATACTGGCCTGATGCGTTTGTGGAACGCATGATTGGCTTGCAGTCGGAATACAACGAATATCGCTCGAAGATGGGCGAGAATCTCGCCATGCACTTCTTCCCGAAGCTCGTGGTGCCCAAGCAGTTGAACCTCTCAGACGATGCGTATACCTCCGAGGCGGGAGAACGCTTGAACGTGAATTGGATTCCGGGAATCCCTATGCCAATGTTCTTGCAGCCCGCGTCCGTCATTGGGGATGCGTGGAATATCCTCCAAATGATTCGGAAGGAGATGGACGATATCACCTTGATCTACCCATCCGCGATGGGCGGTGCAGGTGGTGCATCCTCAGGATTCCAGACCTCCTTGTTGCAGGAAGCCGCCGATCAAGTCCATGGTCCCACGATCCAACGGAATGCGATGGCGCTGGAGGAAGCCTATGTCAAAGTGCGGCACTTGATGAAGGAGTTCTACGACGTACCACGTATGGTCTCCATCGCAGGCAGGTCAAACATCCCGGAAATTTATGAATTTTCTCGGGCCACGATTGACGAGCATGCCGACATCAGTATCGAACCCGATACGATGATGCCGCAGCTGCGCACCGCCAGGATGGACCAAATTCGTCAGATGTTTACTGAAGGACTCTTTGGCCCGCCCCCAGATCCCAAAACACAGAAGCGTGTGCAGGACATGCTCCAGATGTCCTTTAGTGAATTCGAGATTGAGCGTGATCAGCGAGATCAGGAACAAGCCCAGCTCGAAAACATTACGATGTTGGAAAATGGGCGCTTGCCGAAACCCCAACCGTGGGAAAACCATCAACTCCATTGGGATGCGCACATTGACTTGTTCAAGTCCACGGAAACAGCATCATGGGAACATACCCAGTGGGCCATGAATGTCTTTCATACCTTAGTGCATCTGTGCTATATCAACCCGGATGACGCCAAAATGATGAGTCGTGAATTTGGGCTAGAACCGGCGATTATTGAAATGCTGTCCACGATTTTACCTGAGCCTTCTCTTGAACTGGAACCGCCAACCGACCTAGAAATTCCGCCGTTGTCGACGCAACCTGCCACAACGGTTATTAATAACGATCTACGAATCCCGGTGCGCTACACCGTGAAACGAAATCCTGACACGGGCCTGATTGAAGGTATTGAACCACAACCGGTCGGGCTGTCTACTGAAGGAGAAACATCCTAATGGCTCTAAATCCAAAGCGATCTAACGCAGCCGTCGTCGCGGGTGGCGACGCCGTGTGCGCACTGTTAAACACAGGCTACATTCGTATTTACACGGGAACACAGCCCTCCACGGCAGATACTGCCCTGTCCGGGAATACCCTGTTGGCCGAATTGAGATTTGCGTCCACCGCATTTGGATCGTCGTCAAGTGGGGTCTCAACAGCTGGAGCGATTACGTCAGACTCAAGTGCCGATGCCACAGGGACGGCGACATGGTTTCGCACACTCAAATCGGATGGCTCATCAGTCGTGTTTGATGGCACGGTCGGCACATCCTCGGCAGATATGGTGTTGAATTCCGTCGCCATTAGCTCGGGGTCTGCGGTAAGCATCACCGCCTTTACGTATACCGAAAATAAGGGTTAAGAGCGTATGGCCTATAATCCCCCCTCAACACGATCATCAGGTGATGCGGTGACGGCAACGATTTGGAATGCCGATGTCGTTGCAAATCCAATTGCCATTTATGCCGGAGCCGTCTCGATCGCAAGTCAAGCGACGGGGGATGTGATCGTCGCATCCAGCGCAACACAGCTAGGGCGCATTGCCCCAGGAACATCTGGAAATGTGCTCACCAGTTCAGGCTCTGCGTGGACATCGGCTGCCGCAGGCGGAAATGACTTTCTCCAAATTGAAGCGATGGTGGACTAACTAATGGCAAATGCGACAGCACTTATCCCGTTCAGCGGCAGCACTCAAGGGCAAGGTGTCAAGGTCGTCGCGACTTCGACGGCTGGGACACTGATCCACACGACCGGCACTAGCGCCACAATCATCGACCGTTTGTCGATCTGGGCCTACAACGGGCACTCGGCGGATGTCGTCTTGACGGTCGAGTTCGGCGGGGCCACGGTGCCTGACCAAAACATTGTGCAGACAATTACGGCCAAAACTGGGCATACACTTGTCGTGGACGGCCAGATTCTCTTGGGCAATGGAAGCGCCGCCCTCACGGTCAGGGCCTTCGCCGTGACGGGGAATGTGATCGTCCTATCTGGCTATGTGATGAGAGTGACCCCATGAAGTCGGGGATAAGTGCGAACCAACTTTGGACGCAACAGCCCGTCGCAAATCGTTTAGTAGAAGTAAATACCAAAACGGGCTTCACCGCAGCGGTCAGCGACAAAACAGGCTTTAGCCTCACAGCCGGTAGCTACAGTGTCCTCGAAAGTGCAACGCAGCGAGGCACGGTCTCGTTAGTTGACGGCACTACCGATATGACAGCGACGGCCACTATCGCATCGGTGAGCCTCACCCAGAGCAAGGAGGGGTATCTGGGGTACGCCTATGGCAATGACACCAATGTGCCTGACGGACAGACCCTCGCGAGAATCGCGATCACCGGCACGACGACGTTGACGATGACGCGGCTGCGGTTCTACGACCCGCTGGGAACATGCACGGCTGGCTGGGTGATTCAGGAACTGTTCTGATGACGTGGCGGCATTTGTGCTGGTTTCGACTTGACGACGGACAGTGGCTTGGTGAGTGGAGGGGCCGACTACCGTCACCGCCGACACATCTACTAGCGCAAGTCGGTGATGCGCGAATGATTGGCTTAAATGCGTGGCTACAAGACGCGCAGCGCATGATCACACCTGAAGGATCGCCATACGAGACGAATGAACATTGCTGGGATTTGGCGGCGTGGGATGACTGTCCCAACGGGGGTGCGGTGTGCGTGGATGTGACCAAATTCCATTGGCCGATTGGCGATCAGCATTTCCACCGCTGGGATACCGTCAGTGCGGGAATCGAATCGGCGCAGATGCGGCAATACATTCAAGTGGACCGATCACGCCTAGAGATCGACGCAAATCAGAGTTCGTCCCGATTTGTTCGGCCAACAATGGAGAAGGCCATAATGGATATTACCGGCACCGCGTTGGAGCCTTTCCATGGGTCTATCCACGGTAAATTGACGCTAGAGAACGGTCGTTGGGTGTTGACCGGCGCACCAGCGCACGTCACAGAGGGCATTCAACGTGCGCTCGATGACGATGCGGTCGATATACAAGCGGCACTACTGCCGCACGCAGAGAAAGAGAAAGAGCTACTCGCATGAAAACACAAGCGCAAACCAAAACCAGCGATTATGTGTGCTACGCGACATGGGTCGGGATCGACGCCGACATGCCAGTTGAGCCTGATTCGAGCTATCTATTTATCGACACGACCAGCGTGTCACCGCCGGTGCAGGGTGGCGATGTCTATAACCCAGCGACGGACACATGGACGACACCCTGACGCACGGCAACACCGTTCGTGAACTCGTCTAGTGGCAGAAGGAACTGCGGCTGTCGGCACCTCGACTCGGGCACTATTTGATACCGCCCGATTAAACGAATTTAAACTTGACGCGCAAGGGTTTGGACTTCCCGCCTTAGCGGCGACAGGCATCAATGCAGCGACACATGGCACCGTCGGGCTCACCACCGCCGCATCCAGTGTCAGTGGCACAGGGCTAGGGACATTTAGTGCGACCGCCGCACTGACGGGCGCCGCTGCCAGTCTCGCAGGGACTGCTGTAGAGACCTTTAGTGCCTCTGGAGCCCTGACGACCTCGGCGGCGATCCTTGCCGGGACAGGCCTTGAAACCTTTAGTGCCACAGGCGCGCTCACAGGGGCCGCATCGTCGCTTGACATTATATCATCAACAGGGTATAATGCTGTTGTCGCACTTGACTCAAGTGCGTCTCTTGTAGCGGCAACGGGAACCACTACCGCAGCATCAAGACGGCAGCAAGGTGGACACAATGTTGTCGATCTTGCCGGATACACCAAGTTTGTCAACCGCGGCAACGCGATCCTTGAAGAACTTGGCCAACCACCAGCCGGAACGGGAGCCACAACCCCCGTTATCGATCCAGTCCCCACAGTAGCGACACCCGCGTTAGATTACCGAGACGTTCTCGCACAATCGATTGCGCGGGTCAAGCTGAAAACGGTGGTTGTGCCACCGTTACAGGTGAAGGGCAAACACTGGGCGCAAGGGCGCGTTGCGCAAACGACAGACCCGATCTGGCTAAGTGCAACCGGGACGAATCAGTTCGAATTTGATTTCTCCCTGGAGTCCGCTCCCAGCAGTGTTGCGATCACAGGCACAGTGGATATCTATTACAAGCAACGGCGTCAAGAAGACGCCATGCTAAAAGAATTTATTGTGAACGAACTCTACGGGGCACGCGTAGCCTAGCCGAGCCCCGGCGTAAGTCCAGGTCAGTGGCATCATCCTGACAGACTTTCCCCACCTTTCGATGATGTCCCTCCTTAGTGGCCGCGCAGCCAGAGGATGGGTTTCTAGCACGGCGTGTTCTTCGCCACTAGCTCGCGTTTTTGTATGTCTGATGTAATTAGCACTCCCGATTCGTTGCAACCCTCAACCATTGACTTCAACTCACTCCATGAGAAAGCAATGGAACATATGGCAGATCCGACAGCGGATACGGCGGAACCGCTCCAGGATGTTGCCACATCTGCACCCTCTGACCTCCCGGATTCGGCACTTGCAGGCACACCGACTGTAACCGGATCTCATGATCAAGTTGTAGATATTCCTGACGATGCGCTTGTGCGTGTCAAAATTGATGGCGTCGAAGAAACCGTCCCCTACGCGGAATACAAGGGCGGGATTCAACGAGAAGCTGCGTTTACAAGACGTATGCAAACGCTGTCCCAACAGCGTCAGGAAGCGGAACAGGTGTTTACGCAACGGGCTGCTGAACTCCAGCGACAGGCAGAAATGATTGCCTATGCGCAGGAGCAAATGCAAACCGCTGCTCGTCCAACAAAGGACGTGACATCGGAGAAACCATCTGATCCAAATGAGATTGCCACGCTCGGAGAAGTACAGCAATCACTCGCCGCGTTTCAGCAACAGCTCTCGACACAGCAAACTCAGCAGCAGCAGCAATTTATGTCGCAGTTGCAGAACGCTGGGCAAGAGCTGAAGAATGAACAGATTCAACAGGCTGATGCGCATCGATTTACGGCTGGACTTAATGCGACGTTGGAAAAGGATGATTATAAATTTCTGCGGGATGTTATTCCCTACGCAGAAGAATCTATTCGATACCAAGTTGCACAGCTTGACCCACAGTCTATTGACCAAGCCATTGACTACACAGAAACAGTGGCGAAGGAATGGTCTGATCGGGTACGGGCTACAAGTACGGATCACATCAAACGGCAAGAGGTCGCGAAGGCCCGTGCCAAAATGGGACCACCATCTGGTTCGCCTGTTCCCCCATCTGAGCAAACCAAACCCGGAAGTTTTATGCGGAAGGATGGCAAGCTTGATTGGAAGAGTTTGGAACAGCGAGCTGCTGCTTACCTTGACAACTAAGGTTGTCTATCGTGCGAACCGTGTTCGCGTGGAGTTTATAAATTATGGCATTTGATTATACTGCCGCAACCCCGATTCTAAAAGAGGTCTACCTGCCCGCGTTGCAGGAGATGCTCAACAATGCGACCCCACTTCTCAAGGCGATTGAGAAAGATATTACCCCGGTCGAAGGTGGCAACTTTGTTGTCGCGGTGCACCGGACGCGAAACAACGCAGCGGCGATCGGAAAGTCCGAAGGCGCGACGTTGCCGACTGCCGGTCAGCAGGGCTTTGTGAGGGCGGTCGTTCCCGTGAAGCAGCTCTATTCGAGAATTAACGTCTCCGGCAAGGCGATTGCCGCGACGAAGTCCAACAAGGGCGCATTCTTGAAGGCGCTGGAAGCCGAAATGAAGTATGTCATGACGGATACCAAGCGTGGGATCAACCGTCAGCTCAACGGTGACGGCACGGGCGCGTTGGCCTACTGGACCGGCGCCGATAACGCGACGCCAGCGCCAGTGGATGACGGTCTTGGCAATGGCACCACACAGCTGCCCACGGGCGCACTGACGTGCGATCTCATTGACGCGTCGGATAACGCGACAGTCTTGGGTAATTCCATCGTAGTTACGCGTGGGGCGGTCTCCACGGCCACCACGTCCGTCACCTGGACAGGGACTGTCTCTGGCTCAGCAGATGGCGATTACTTGGTGCTGGAAGATACGCTTGGCAACGAGATGACCGGCCTCCAGGCCGTCATTAGTGCAGATAACCCAACCCTCTTGGCTGGGGGCTTGCACGGCTTGCCGGTGGCGACCTACCCCGATTGGAAGGCCGTCATTCTCGGAAGCGATGCGAGTAAGCAGGACTTGAGTTTCCCGCTGATTCAGCAGTTGGTGAGTCGAATCATCACCGAGTCGAACATCGACGAATCGGATTTGAAGATGTTCCATGTGCATCCGGCCATGCGCGACACGTATGTCAAGCTGTGCCAGGATGAGCGTGTCTTCTACAACGTCATGAAGCTGGACGGTGGCTGGGAAGCGGTGACCTACAACGGGAAGCCGATCGTAGCTGACGTGCAGTGCCGACGCAATGCGATCTTTGCGATTACCCCAAGCTCGCTGAGCTTGGCACAGATGGCGCCACTCGACTTTATGGATAAGGACGGGTCGGTCTTCTACCGCATCAGTGGTGGCGACGTGGACGCCTACGGCGCAACCGCGTTTGTTTATCAGGAACTGATGTGCAAGGCGCGGAACCAGAATGGTGCGCTGCTCGGTATCAACGAGGTCTGGAGCTAATCCTCCACTCTCTTCTGAAGGAAGGGGCTAACCCCCCCTTCCTTCATTCCTTCCTACAGGAGATTCCGAATGGCAAATGCAAAAGCACTCAAACTTCCTCGATCAGAACGAGGAGATTTTACCGCGGCAGCGGCAGCAACGACGCTCACCGCTGGCGATTCTGGCAAGACCTTCGCGTGGAATCACGCGACGGCGCTTCTCTTCACACTCCCGGCAGTGCAGAAATCACAGAAAGGTATTTTTTATCACTTTATTGTGAACATTGCCGCGACGAGTGGCACGGGGCATGGGGTCTCTCCAGCCTCCGTTGACAAAATTATTGCTCCAGGTGTCACGGCGACAGATGATAAAGACATCTACTTTGCGACCGCGGCAGATTACGTGGGTGATGGATTTACGTTGATCAGCGATGGCACAGATGGGTGGTATATCCAATCCCAGAATGGCACGATCGTACAGGAGTCGTAAGACTGAGGTGGGGTGGGCCGTAGGGTCCACTCCATTTTTTTCGAGGAGGGACACGCATGTATACCGTTCCGGCAGGATTTACGAAGCGTCTTGAACACGAGTTTCAAGGGAGAATACGCTTACGATGGAGTTCGGCGCAATCAGAATTTCAAGTTGAACAACGGGTTCGGCGTGGCGCACATGATGGGCCTATACGCAGCAGTAAAGACGATGCCGGGATTCGCCAACGCGATGGATACCTCTATTTATTTAGTATACGACCAGGGACAAAAATGCCGTGCCCGCGGTGTGCACAAGATTTATCCGTGCCGGTTGCGGAGATTCGAGAAATCTCGTGTGCGTCCTGCAAATTACACGGACGCGAACATCGCGTGATTGCGGGGTATTTCCCTCTCAATGACACGTTGATTGAGCATCTCAAAAAACTGGACCCTGAACGTGGAGCCTCACAACGGCTGAATGCACGGGTCTTAGCCAACAACTTGGCACACCAATCACGCTTGGGACAGTCAGTAGTAAACGACACATCAGACAAACTACGCGATGATTTTTCCCGCATTGCCGGAATTCCCCAGGTGGGGTATACCGGGAAAGAGTTTCGAGGCTAATCCATGTCAGCATTTATCAATCTTATTGGGCTCAATCATAAAAAGGCCTATGGCCGTGAACGATTGACTCCAAACAACTCAGTGGTGTCCCCCACAACGGCGACCATTGATAACGTGATTGCCGGAAGCGCGGTCATGACGAGTACGGATGGCGCCTCGCAAGGTCTTCCCCCGTATGGCGGGAAAGGGCTTTCCGCGCTCGTGTATTCCAGTGGAGCCATCTACCTCACGTTTGAAGGAACGACGCCGTCCGCGTCGGTTGGGACGCCCCTGGCCGCAGGGGACATCGTGTTGCTGGAAGGCTATGAGAACATCAAGAAATTGAAGATTTTCGCCGCCTCCTCGATTCCCGTCGAAATCACCTACTTCAAAGAGTAAGGTCCGATGCGGACCTTCAAGCAACTCCAAGACGCGGTCCTGCAATGGATGGCGGATGGCTCGGATACAGGATTACTCAGAGACCTCGTCTCAAATTCTATTAACGAGCAACACCAGCAGCTGCTCCATGAAGATCGCTATGACTTCATGTTGTGGCCCCGCACCGAGTCCCTCTCGGTGGTCTCTGGCCAATCGGCGTATGCGTTGCATCCCGAGTTTGACCAGCCCCTCTACTTTTTCAACCCCAATACAGAAGATTATCTCGAAGAGATCCCGGCCAAGTCATTACTTGAATCGGGAGCCGATTGGGATAATGCCACGCCGACGGAACCCATCAGATTTATGTTGGCGGGTATTTCCAAGCTCAAGCAGCAACCAACAGCAACTGGAGTGGTGGCGATTGCCACAACTGGGGGCACGGAATCCGCGAGTAATCAAATCATCGTATCCGGTATTGATGGGAGCGGAGATTACGTCAACGAAACGGTGAGTTCTGGTGCG